GGCGAGGTCGGCGGCGGAGTCGGCGGCGGAGTCGGCGGCGTGGTCGGCGGCGTGATCGGCGGCGGAGTCGGCGGCGTGGTCGGCGGCGTGGTCGGCGGCGGAGTCGGCGGCGTGGTCGGCGGCGGAGTCGGCGGCGTGGTCGGCGGCGCTTGATCGCTGGATCGCGATCTGGTTGCCATTCGTCGATGCGTACGAGGCCGGCCTCTGGCTCTTCTTCGTGCTCGAGCGCGAGGTGATCGCGGTGCCGCGGCCAGCGCTGCAAATCGCCGGCGAGCAGCTCCACTGCGAGGACGGACCCGCCGTGCAGTGGCCCGGCGGCGCTGCGTACTACTTCGTGCGCGGAGTCCAGGTGCCGGGAGACATCATCGAGCGGCCAGACCTGCTGACGGCGGATCGAATCAGCGTCGAGCGAAACAGTGAAATCCGCCGGGTGATGCTGGACCGCTTCGGAGCGGCGCGCTGGCTCGCTGAGATCGGCGCGCGGCCGGTGCATGAGGATTCGTGCGGGCGCCTCTACCGAGCGGAGCTCATGGACGACGAGCCGCTCGTGATGGTCGAGGTCGTGAACGCGACGCCGGAGCCGGACGGGAGCACCAAAACCTACTGGCTTCGGGTTCCCCCAGACATTGAGACGGCTCGCGCCGCCGTTGCATGGACGTTCGACATCTCACCCGAGCGGTACGCGCCGCTCATCGAGACATGAGAGGGGACTAGATGGCCACCGCACCCACCACCACCGAGCCGCGCCGACCCGGCCGCCTCACGATGATCGAGTCCCGCCCCCAAGTGCTCGGCTACGTCGTGATCGGCGAGCCCGGCGAGAAGTACCCGCGCAAGCTGGACCATTTTGAAATCCGCCGCCCCTCGCGCGACGCGAAGGACATCCTCGAGCTGGACCTGCCGCTGATGCTCGCGCTCATGGCACGCGCCGGCGACGCGATGCTCACCTGCGGCGGCTGCGAGCGGTGCGAGGAGATCGAGAAGCGCTTCAAGGTTCAGCTCCCTCGAGGCCTGCCGCGCCGCCTCGGCGTCTACCTGCCGAGCGATGACCTCGACACGGTCTTCCCGACGAGTCTCGCCTGGTATCGGGGCCGGCGGCGCGTCTGCTACGGCGACGGTCAGACGGCACTACGCACCCAGGTCAGCGGCACCAGCGACAAGCTCGCGTTCGGGCCGCAGCTACAGCACACGCCTTGTGGTGCGACCTGTCCTGAGTTCCGCGAGCGCAAGTGCAAGCCGAGCGCGCACCTGAACTTCGTGCTCGACGGCCAGCATGTCGTCGGTGGCTTCTACCAGTTCCGCACCTCGAGCTGGGCCTCGATTCGGGCGATTGAGGGAGGCCTGCAGCAGGTTCAGGAGGTAGCCGGGACGATCCGCTTCGTGCCGCTCGTGCTCGAACTCGTGCAGCAGCGGGTGCAGCCGGCAAGCGGCGCTCCGGCCGGGAAGGCGCAGATCGCGCGGCTCTATTACCCCGGGTCGTATCGCCAGCTCGTCTCCGAGGCCCGTGGAGCCCTGGCCGCGGTCGCTCCGCAGCGCGCCGAGATCCGTCGCCTCGAAGCGACGATCGCACACGTCGTCGATGCACCCAGCCACGCAGCACAGGCCGCCATCGATGCCGAGTTCTACCAACCCGCGCCGGACGACGAGCTGTCGCAGATCCGCTTCGACCCACAGACCGGAGAGGTGCTGGATGACGGGCCCGTCATCGACCGGGCTGAGGCGGCGCCGATCGAGACGGCGGCCGCGAGCTCGCCGGCGCCCGCAGCCCTCGCGGCAGCGGCTCCCGATCCCGAGGTTGATCCCGCCACCGGAGAGGTGATTCCAGACTGGGTCGGACGCGCGCCGGCCGGTCCCTTCGACGCGACGGCCGAGGAGCTCGCCGCGGAGGGCTCACGAGCTGCGCCAGGCGACGACGACCAGATCACGACGCTCGAGCGCGACCACGTAGTCGAGCTACTGGACGGCCGCGGCATGGGCACGACCGCACGCCTCAACTGGGTGCGACGGCTGGTGCGGCGCAACGTCACGACCACGCTCGCACTGACCCAGGGCGAGTACGAGAAGGTATGCGCCGAGCTCGGCACCCAGCCGCGGCGGTCCCAGGCTCCCGAGCTGCCGCTCGAGGAGGCGAGCGCGTGACGGTCGGCGTGCCGGATCCGCACTATGCGGAGTTCGCTGCGAGCCTCGCGCTGAAGGACGCGGCGACGGCTTACGAGAAGGCGCTCGAGCAGTACGAGCGCATCCCGCATCGGCACATCGAGATCCGCATGAAGGCGCGCAAGCGAGTGAGCCTGGCCGCGGGCGAGGTGGATCGGCAACGCAAGCGGCTCGCCGCGATTCGGGCGCTGCGGGTGGCGACCTGATGGAGCAGCCGGGTCTGTTCGATCGGCCGCCCAGGGCACGAACTCGCGATCCGTTAAGTAGCCATCGCTCAGCCGACGAGCTCGAGCGCAGCGGGCGAGGCGCACAGCAGTCGGCGCTCGTGCTTGATCTCGTTCGTCGCACGCAGGGGCTCACGAGTGCTGAGCTTTCGGCGCGACACGGTGTCGATCGGCACATGGTGGCGCGAAGGCTCAGCGAGCTCGAGCGCCGTGGTCTGGTGCGACGGATCGAATACGGATCGAAACAGATCCGGTGGAACCTGGCGTGACCGATCCGTCCCCGCACCAGGCTCTCCCGCTGCGTCTCCTGCCCGGTAGCGCGAAGCTGCACGTCGAGCTGGCGTGCGGGAACCGGAGCAACGTCGTGCTCCTGCGCGAACCGCCGCGGCCCGACGTCTTCGTGCTGAAGCTTTTCTGGCATACGCCCGATGGCAAGACGTCTCCACCCGTCATGCTGCAGATGGTGAGCGAAACGTCTCCGCTCGAGGTGGCCGCGTGGCTCACGCGCGTCGCCGCCGGGCTCTTCGCGGGAATCATGGACGTGCCGGCGGCTGAGGAGGCGCCTAATTCGTGAGCAGACAGGAGGAGAGATGAAGAAGAAGAGGATCGTTCGCTATGGAATCGTGCTGCCGGGAGGCACGCTCCACCAACGCCGGACGTTCGTCAGTGAAGGCGCAGCGTGGAATCAGATCGTGAAGCGCTTCGGTATGAAGTACCGGCATAAGGCGCAGGAGCAGGGCTACTCAGTCTCGCCCGTCCGGCTCGTGGTGGCGTGACCTCATGATCCTCGGCCGCACAGCGAAAGGGGACCTGCGCCTCCCGAGCGACGCCGTCACGCAGCCGTTCGGGATCCTCGGCCGCCGCGGATCCGGCAAGACCTACGTCGGCGGCGTCCTGGCCGAGGGCATGCTCGCGGACCGCCAGCAGGTCGTGATCTTCGACCCGGTCGGAACTTTCTGGAGCCTTCGACTTTCCGCGGACGGAAAGGGCCCTGGCTTCGCGATCCCGGTCTTCGGCGGCGCACACGGCGACGTCCCGATCGAGCCTGGCGCCGGCGCGCTCCTGGCCGACTTGATCGTCGACAAGGCCCTGTCCGCGGTGCTCGATGTCTCGGAGCTGCGCAAGGGCCCGCGCAAGGACTTCGTAACGGCCTTCGCCGAGCAGCTCTTCCATCGCAAGAAGAAGGACCGCTCGCCGATGCACCTCATGATCGAGGAGGCCCAGGTCTTCGCGCCGCAGCAGTGCGGACCTGACGAGAAGCGGATGCTCGGCGCGATGGAGGACCTGGTGCGGCTGGGCCGCAACTACGGGATCGGCGTCTCCATGCTGTCCCAGCGGCCACAGAGTGTGAACAAGGAGGTCCTCTCGCAGGTCGAGTGCCTGATCGTCCTGCAGACGTCTGGCGCGCACGAGCGGAAGGCGATCGAGGCCTGGGTCGTGGAGCACGGCATCGACGTGGCCGCCATGGTGCGCGAGCTGCCGGCGCTGGCGCAGGGCGAGGCGTTCGTCTGGTCGCCGCAGTGGCTCCGCCGGCTCGACCGCGTGCGGATCGCGAAGAAGCGGACGTTCGACGCGTCTGCCACGCCCACGAGGCGGGAGCGGGAGATCGAGCCGCGCCAGCTCGAGGCCGGCGAGCTCGAGCAGCTCCGCGGCGCGATGGCCGACGTCGTGAAGCGTGCTGAGGAGAACGACCCGACGAAGCTGCGCAAGCGAATCGCGCAGCTCGAGCGGGACCTGGCGGCGGGCGCGAAGGCGACACCGGCAGCCGACGGAGAGGCGCTCGCCCGCGCGTTCGCAGCCGGGCGGGCAGAGGGGGCCGGTGACGCCAATGGGCGGCTGACGCGGCTCGCTGCCCAGGTGCAGGCGCGTGACGGGCGGGCAGCCAGGGCCCTCGACGCGGCCCTCATCGCGCTGCAGAAGGCAGGCGACGCCGTGCGAGAGCCGATCGACGTGGATTTCCAGGCCTCGACCCGGACCGTCGCGTTGGCGCCAGTCCGTCTCGGGAAGACCGAAGAGATGCTGCTCAAGCGAACCCCAGGGCAGTTCGTCGTGGAGCGGAGGCCGCGTGCGGAAGGCGTCACTGGCCCCATGCAGCGCATCCTCGATGCCATCTCTTGGCTCGAGTCGATCGGAGTGGGAGAGCCCGAGCAGACGGCGGTGGCTTTCCTGGCTGGCTACACGATCGGCGGCGGCGCCTGGAACAATCCGCGCGGCGCGCTCCGAACGGCGGGCCTGATCGAGTACCTGCCGGTGGACCGAGTCCGACTGACGGACGCCGGGCGGCGCGCCGCGGTCGAGCCAAGCGCACCGCTCACGACGACTGAGCTTCACGATCGCGTTCTCGGCCGCCTGCCAGGCCCCGAGCAGAAGATCCTCGCCGTTCTCCTGGCCGCCTACCCGGACGCCGTCGCGAATGACGAGCTCGCGCGCCGTGCCGGATACGAGCCGGGAGGTGGCGCGTACAACAACCCGCGAGGCCGGCTCCGATCGCTCGGCCTCGTCGAGTACCCCGAGCGCGGCCAGGTCAGAGCTCGGCCGCTGCTCTTCTTGGAGGACCGATGAACGTCTACGTCGCCTCGTCCTGGCGCAACGAACGCCAGCCTGAAGTGGTGCGAATGCTGCGCGCTGCCGGCCACACCGTTTACGACTTCCGCAACCCGGAACCGGGCGACACTGGCTTTCAGTGGAGCGCGATCGATCCCGAGTGGGAGACCTGGACGCCCGAGCAGTTCCGCGATGCGCTCAACAATTCGATCGCGGCGCAAGGCCGCTGGAATGACGAGCAAGCGCTGAAGAAGTCCAACGCCGTCGTGCTCGTGACGCCGTGCGGCCGGAGCGCGCATCTCGAGCTGGGATGGGGAATCGGCGCGGAAAAATTCACGGCGATCTTGCTGGACGAGAAGCCGCAGGAGCCCGAGCTGATGTACGGCTCCGCCACTCGGATCTGCCTCGATCTCGCCGAGCTCGTCGAGGAGCTGCGCTTGGCTCACGACACCTATCGCACGTCCTGGCGCCCCGCGTGAGCGCGACCGAGACCGCGAAGCCCGTCTCTGTCCTGGCCCGTATGGACGGCTGGTGTCCGGCGTGTGGCGAGGCGATCGAGGCCGGCACGCAGATCGTGCTCACGAGCGACGGCCGCTGGGTGCACGGCGGAGAGGGGGACGAGTGCCGAGCTGAGTGGGAAGGCGAATAGAAAACGAATGAACGCCTCGAGACTCACCTACCGGCCCATCGAGCTCGCGCGTCTCTCGGGGCTCTCGGAGCGCACAGTGAGGCGCGCGATCAAGGACGGTGCCCTGCCCGCGACGCGGCGCGGCCGAGCGGTCCTTGTACCAGCCGAGGCTGCCGAGCGGTGGCTGCAGGGATCTCCGCCGATCGCCGCGGCCTCTGAGCCGCTCCGCGCAGAAGCCCGCCGCTTGCTTGAGCGGCTGGCGTAGGATGCGCGCTCGAGGAGGGCGCGCGGTGGGCATCCGGCTCAAGCGGATCAAGGGGCGGCTCTACATCCTGCGAACGCGCCCAGGCCGGCCGGCGCGGGCGGAGGCGCAGGGCCCGGACACTCCCGAGGTGCGGGCCCGGGCAGAGGCGCTCGTGGCTGCCGCGCGCGAGGAGCTGCGCGCGGACCGTGCGCTCGGCGCCGACGGCCTGGTGCCGACGCTCGCGGCGATGGCCGGCAAGTACCTGCGCGAGGACACAGCCCGGCTCGCTCCCACCACGCGCGGCGATCGGCCGCTCTACCTGCGCGCGGGCGGCGCGCTGCTCGGGCCCCTCGGGCCCCTGCGTATGGACGCGATCACGCCTGCGGTCCTGCGGGGCTGGTGGGGAGAGTGGATCGAAGGGCGCAGCCGGACGCTTGCGACCGGCCGGCACTATCTCGACGTGCTGCAGGCGGTCTACCGCTACGCGCTGGACCTCGAGCTCGTCGAGTCGAGTCCGGTGCCAGCGTATCGAGAGATCCTGCGGCGACACGCGCGCACCAAGGGCGGCAGAGCCACGATCGAGGCGTCAGTGGTGCGCCCGCTGGCAGGCGAGGAGATCGGCCGCCTGCTGGCCTCTGCGCGCGTCGAGGGCGCCCGCGACGAGGTGCTCGTGCTGCTCGGGCTCGACGCAGGCCTGCGGCTGGGCGAGATCCTCGGCCTGCGCTGGGGCGCCGTCTCGCCCGGCGATCCGGGTCGGCATCTCCACCTCGATGCAGAGAGTAATCGTCCGCGCGGCATCAAGCGGGCCGAGGCTCCGAAGAGCGGGCGTGGGCGGACGGTCGAGCTGTCGCTGCGACTGCGGGATGCGCTCGGCGCACTGCGACGCGAGCGTATGCAGCCGGGCCCTGGCGAGCTCGTGGCGCGCGGGGTGGACCCGCACAACTGGCGTCGTCGGGAGTGGAGGCGGATCTGCGACCGGGCGGGGCTCGGGCAGCGCCGGATCCACGATCTGCGGGACACCTACGCGAGCCACCTGGTCTCGGCCGGGTTCCCGCTCGCCTACGTGGCCGAGCAGCTTGGGCATGCCGACATGGGCACCACGGCGAGGCACTACGCGCGCTGGATCTCGCGCGGGCGGTACGTTCCGCCGCCCGTCCTGGAGGCCGGAGAGGTGCCCGCGGACGTGCTCGCGCGAGCTGCCTCAGGGCCTCTCCAGGGAGAGGCAGTAACGAGGCAGCCATCGATCCGCAGCTCGGGGCGCAAGGTCTCGCGGTGAATGGTGACCCGGGCGCGATTCGAACGCGCGACCCCCAGCTTCGGATGGCGGTCTCGGAATCAGGCTAACTAGCTGCTATTGCTGGAGAATAACGAAATCGAGCTGCCTAAGCGTCCGGCCTCGGCGCGCCCGGATGGGACAGACTGAGAGGCAGCTACTGCGCCAGCGCCGGCGCCTGCGGCGTCCCGAGTTCGAGCTTCGGGGCCGGGAAGATGATCCTCGAGGCGCTGATCGGCCCGGTGAGCCCGTTGGCGTTCGTGCAGTTCGCCGTCGCGCCGCCCTCGCCGGTGGCCGACGGGAAGCCGACGAGGTACGCCACCCCGGGCAGCGGCGCGGTCACGGTGACGGTTGCCGTGCCGCCTTGCCAGGCGGAGGTCACCTGGCAGTCGCGGTAGAAATCCTGCCCGACGGGCAGCGGCGGCGTGCCGCCGTCCATCTCCTGCGCGCAGATCCGGAACTCGCCGGCGGGCGACGCGGTGATCGAGGTCTGGTGCCCCGGGCACGCCGCTGAGGCCGGCCAGGGCATCGTCGCCAGCACGAGCGCGAGCAGTAGTCCGTTCGTCATCAATCCTACCTCTCTCAGTAATCAATCCACGCGCTGAACGCGCGATATGCCGCAACGGCTCCCGTGATCGTGAGAGCCCAGAAGGCAGCCGCAAGCGTGAGCGCTACCGCCCAGGCGCGACGCACGGCACGTCGGTCTGCTTCCACAAGCGGAGCATCCCAGCCGCTCACGCCCAGTCCCCTCCCGGCGCCGTCCGCTGCGCGACGATCGCCCGGAGCGCCGCGCTCGCGAGCAGCGCATTCTCGCTGAGCAGCACCAGCTCTTCAGGCTTGAGGTCGCGCCCCTCCGAGGCGGCATCCTTGAGGAGTCGCCATTCTTTGCCGATGGCCGAGACCAAGCTGGGCGTCGCCTCGATCAGCGCAATCAGTAGCGGTACGAGAATCGCGGGCATCTCTAATTCCCTCCCGCCGCGCGCTGGAGCAGCGGCATCATGGCCTTCAGTGTGGAGGTCGCCGCCGCGAGCTCAGCATCCTGGATCGAGCCCTCCCGCAGCTTGGCCTCGGTGGCGAGGATGACGAGATCCCCGTGCCGGCTCGCCTGCGCCGCCGCCACGCACGGATCACGCGATGCCTCGGGCTGCGCACACCACGCGGCCATCCCCCGCGCCGCGGATTCGTAGCTCGTTAGCGCCACGCTCCACGACTTCGCGGGCGTCGTCTCGCCCAAGCCGAACAGGGAGCAGCTTGCAAGCACGAGCGGCACCACCAGCAGGACGCGAAGCACGGGCCACCCTCGGTCTCGCGCCTCCGTGCCAAGCGCCGCCGAGAGCGCCACGAACACGCTCACGAGCGCGACCTGGTCCGTTGCGCTGAGGTCCACTCCGTAGCCCGAGAGCCAGAGCGCCAGCTTCGCGACGAGGGCCGCAGCGATGAGGCGCAAGACCGTCTGCCACGATGCGCTCGGCGCGCGCGTCGTCGGGTCTAGGATCACGTCGGCCATCTCACACCTCCTTCGTTGCGACGTATTCAATCCCCGGGATCAGGATGCCGACATTCCAGTCACGCTCAGCGAGCACCCGCTCCACGACACCATCGTTCTTCGAGTGGGCTTCGATCGTCCCGCCATGCCCGTCACTGAAGACGATATGCCCATACTTCTTGCCCTTCGCGAGCCGTAGCACGAGTGCGCCGGGGAACTTTGCCGCCTCGGCAACGGTGATCCCCGTGCCGAGCTTTAGCGAGTCGCGTGCGTAGAATCCCGTGTAGGCATCGGCTGCCTTGGCACGCTTCGGATCGTTCGTCGAGCAGCCGTAGAGGATGCCGGACACCTGAAACACAACCCAAGCCGTGAACTCTGCACAATCCCACGGGCCATGCCAGTTTTTGTCGTTCTTCGGAACCGACGCGCCGATCAGGTACGGCTCACCGAGTCGCGTGCGCGCAAGATCGAGGACCTGCTGTCCGGTGGGCCTCATCCCGCACGCTCCGCGTGGTACGCCTGGAGCGCCGGGCAGTCCTGAAACTCCGTCTCCAGCTTGCGTAGTCTCCCCTCGTGATCCTTTCCCATCGCGCATAGCCCGTCGATCTTCACGACGAGCACAGCCGTCGAGGTGCGAAAGCTCGCCACCGTCCACACGGCCGTTGCGCAGGCAATCAGCATCGTTACGACGAGTGCGATAGCCGCGATGATGACGGTCGAGTCCACGTCAGCCTCCCCCTACTGCGCCACGGCGCAGCGCGTGCGGCCACCACCAGCGCTGGACGGCTCGCAGTCCCCGACCGTGCTTCCCTCGTACCTGCACTGCGCCGGCAACTTGTGCATCACGGCACTTGCCCGCAGCCGATGGCGTCCCATCGTATGACCTCCACTCCGTAGCTCTCGAGATCCGCGAGGAACGCGGCTTCCGAGGCGAGCGTGTTGGCGTTGGAGCCTTCGTAGAACACGCGCCGTGCGGCGCGATAGATCGCGAGCACGTCGTCGTTTTCGTTGTGCGTCGTGGTGTTGGGATCATCCCAGTAGTCGCAGGCGTCCGTGCCGTCACACGCACCGCCGCGGCAGGATGCCTTGAGGCTCCCGGTCGCGCTGTAGTCGCAGTCGTGCGGCCCCTCCCACGTCGACTCCTCATTCCACCACGCCAGCGTTTCGCTGAGCCGTAGCTGCACCGGGATGCTCCGCGCTCGAAGCGCCTCGATCACCGCGCGATAGCCTTGGACGTAGTCGGTCCAGTCAGCGCCGCCAGAGCCCGGCGTCGGACTCGCCGAGAACGGGGTGGAGTTCGTCGCGTAGTAGTCCTGGATCGTGATCCCGCTGGGGTGCTCGACGCAGTTGATGTCCCACGTGCCGCCGATGTACCAATCCGGGTGATGCCACGCGCGGGCGCCGGCTGCCGACTCGCGACACGAGAAGTGGCTGAATTTCGTATCGAACTCGAAGCCCCACGCCCAGTCTTTGGCATCGTCCCAGAGGCCCTGATACCGCGCCAGCAGCCACGTACGATAGTCCGCGTTGCCGACCTTCATCACGATTGCGTTGTTGAAGACGTTGCAAATGTCACTGTACTGCGTGTGCGGCATGTAGTAGACGAACGACTTCCAGGCGTCGGGGGTCTGCGGCGAGACGCGGTCGGCGTAGGACTGCACCGAATGATTCGACGCTGGTGTGCCGTAGGTGTAGAGGAACGAGCAGTGCCCGGCTGTCGGCGTCGTGCAGGCCTGGCAGATTGCCGAGGTGCTCTCGGTGATCGCCGCGACGCGATCGGCCCACGCCTGCGACGTTGTCGCGAACCAGCTTTGGCTTACCCCTGGCAGTGCCATATCCGGGTAGCCCATCAGATCGAAGCGCGTGAAGAGAACCGCCTGTACGTCGCTCTTTCCGCCGCGGAGCGCATTGAGACCCGCTACGTAGCTCTCAAGGTCCGAGAGTGCGGAGTAGCCCGAGGGATAGAAGCCCACGCAGCTCTGCGCTTCGCGCGCATATTGGACTGTCGCGGACGGGAGCGGCGCGTCGAGCGTGACTCCGTAGGTTGTGCTCGGAGTCGTCGCTTGCGCGTCGGTATAGACGCCGAACGTAGAGAGCGTCAACCACGCGACGCTATCCGCTACGGTCTGGAGCGTCGGGCTGGCGACGCACGACGACTTGCGATCCATCGCGCGCTCAAAGAACGGGATGCAGTAGTCGAGCTTCCGAAACTTCGAGATGCCTGGCCCGGAGAACGACGCCCCAAGCAGGAGAAGTGGCAGCGCGAGTAGGATCCGGCGCATGGCTACAGTGCCCTGCGCGGGGTCATCTCGGATCCGATCAGCGGCGTTGAGATAGCCACGGCTGCATCCTCCTAGTACGCCCGAATAGGGAGCAAGAATGTCGAGGGTGCGGTGTACGGCGCGCAGTCCCCCGTGGTGGACCCTTCGTAGCGGCACTGCGCCGGGAGCTTGCGCATCGCCCCGCCGATCACGTCAACGTCTCCGCCGATCGCCGGCCAGGGCGACGAGATCGTCCACCAGCTCGGCTTGGAGGTGTAGACGAGGGAGGCGGGGAAGCTCAGTCCCCAATTCGTTGGGCCGTTCGAGCTGGCGACGTTGTTGACGCTGCTTGTGTCAGTCTGCGGCACAAGCTTCAGTAGGCCCTCGATCAGATTCCTTTCGAGCCAGTAGTTGTTGTACGGGGTGAACTGTGTGCAGGCGGTAGCTGCGTCCAGGTCTCCCGTGTCGCCGTTGTGCGCAATGGTGGCGACGTTCAGCATCCAGTTTGCGTAGGGCGACAGCGTTTTGTTGTTGACGTCGCACTGGACCGAGATCCCGCTCTCATTCGCCGTCTTGCTGTGCGAAGCGTGCCGGTGCGTTGGGTTGGCCGATATGCGATTGCGGTACTGGGTATTTCGATACTGTTGCGACCCCCAGAAGGTATCTGGCATCGTCCGCAGTTCTACGTCACTGCCCTCGACCAGGCTCTCGTTAGCGAGGCCGTGCATGAACACGCTGTTCTGCACTCCGTATGCCTGCGCTCCGCAGGATTCGGCGACCGCTGGCGAGCAGCGCGAGAAGTTGTACGCATAGATGTTGCCCTGTGCCCCAGCCTCAAACTTGATGTCTACATGCGCACCCTCGAAGATGCTGTTGATGACCGCCGACTCTACGCCGGTCATCGCGATGCCCTGCTCATTGAACGGCCAGAAGTAGGTATTCAGAATCCACACCCGGTCGAGCAGCACGCGAGCGGATCTGCTGTCCCCAGAGAGCGAACTCGTGACGTTGATCGCCACGTTCTGCGTCTGGAGCGTGTCGCAATCGACAGGCGCCCCGGTGCCAGCGCACGCCTGGCTGATGATCTTCACATCCTGCACCCATGACTCCACTACCGCATCAAAGGCAATCGCCGGCTCGAACATCCAGTCCGGGGCCTGCGCGGCCGGGTCAACGAACTCGATCGACAGAGCCTCGATCCCAACGCCGCGCCGCGGAGTGATCTCGCGGACGGTCTGTTGGCATGGTGTCGGGCCGTTGCTGTGATCGTTTCGCAGGGGGCGGTCGATCACTATGTCGTTGCCGTCCACCGAGACGACCTTGGCAACGTAGATGTTGCGCGCGTTGTTCCACGATCCGCTTGGGTCGCAGGCGTGGCTATCGACATTCAGCTCGGCCGGGAAGGCGCTCTTGAGACGAATCCAATCGCCAGCGGTGATGCCGCTTGCGCTCGCCACCGTGACGGTCGTAGTCCCGCGTGCGAACCCTGCCGTCCAGTTGGTTGCGGTGCCAGGAGCCGCGCTCGTGCGCGCGAGGATCTGCTGCTCTGGGACGTGCAGCCGGAGAAGCGTCGAGCCAATGCCGCCGCCACGCAGAACGATATTGTCCTTCTCGATAAGGATGTCGCCGCCGCCGTTGATGTTGTAGGTACAGCTACTCTGAAGCTGAAGCACAGTGCTCGCGCCGGCTGCGTTGATGGCGTTCTGGATGGCCGTCTTGTCGTTCGTCGCGTTGTCCGCGCAGTCTGCGGCGTTGACATTCGTCACCGTCCACCCGCTCGTATCCACGGCCGTCGGCATGTACCAGTCCGGTACGCGGCTCGCGGAGATGGTGAGGTCTCCCAGCGGCGGGGATGCGCCGGCCGCGGTGGCGAGGAGGAGCAGGAGCAGGGTGGCAAGAGCACGCATCATCGTGCCGTCGTCAAACGCGCCGAGGCGTGCATGTAGTCGTACTGCCAATACACGGCACCAATGTCCCCGGCCTCCTCCGCCAGTAGGCAGATCACTCCAGTAAATCGGGTGGAGCCCGGGACGTTGCTGGTCACCGTCGCGTAGAGCACGTCGTTCAGGTAGTACGCGATCGACGTCCCGGCCGCGTTGGCGACGACGCGCAGCTTGTACCACGTGGCCGCAGCGGCGGCGACGGGGGTGTCCCCAGCCACCTCCGAGCCCGTGCTAGAGGCGATATTCCGGACTTGCCAGTTCGTCGAGACGGACCTGTCGTAGACGAAGAATGCGCCGTCTACCGGGACTCCCGTCGAAGAGTCGGAGAAGCCACAGATGAACACGTAGTCATTCGTGACGTCCGCAAGAGCACTGAGCAGGACGCGACCCTCGAAGAGCACGACGCCCTGGCCGAAGCGGAATCCGTTCAGGTTCCCACCAAGGCGGTTGTAACAACCGTCCGTCGCGCCACCCGTGTTGATGTCGCCTTGAGAGATGGAGTTTGCATCGGCCGTCGCAGACGCCGCGGTCCATGCGCAGTTAGAGCCGCTCTTCGTCCACGGATCGGCGTTGTTCCCAGTAAATCCTTCATCCGTTTCGGACCATCCGAATGCAGGCGCGAGCTGCTCGTAGCGGACGGCCTCGCCCGCGGCATCCGCATCTGCCGCCAGCAGCAGCGTATCCGCATTGAACGTCTTCGGCCCGGTGACGGTCTGCGTGCCAGCGAGCGTCATGTCACCGCTACCACCTCCAAGCGTGGTCGGGGCTCCGCTGTTGGCGTTGCAGAACTCGAAGGCAGAATCCGTAGTGTCGTACCAGTAGAGGCCCTGCTCGCCGGTACAGTCGTCATCGTCCACCGCGACATTGTTGCGGTCGATCTTCCCAGTGAAGATCGGGGTAGCGGCGGTCAGCGTTGCCCCGGCCGAGAACGTCGCCGTCGAGCCAGAGTTGAATACCCAGTCGGTGCCGGTGACCATCGTCGAGTCCGCGTCGGTGCGCGCTGCGGCCGTCGGCGGGAGGAACTGGTCCCAGCGCACCGCCTCCCCGGTCGCGTCGCCATCGGCCGACAATAGGAGCGTATTGGCGGCAAACGTCTTGATCCCGGTGTTCGTCTGCGCGCTGGCAAGGACCATATCCCCCGCGCCGGCGGTCGTGCATCCTTCCACCGCCCCGCTGGCGTCCACACCGAGTGGATAGTTGCCCGCCGAACAATTCGCCCCGTTCGCCGAGAGGACAGTCGCCGTGCCTGCGTTGCCAGAGATGCTCCCCGTAGCAGATCCGATGTTGGGAGTCGTGAGCACGGGACTACCAGCGCGAACAGGGGCTCCTGAGCCGGTCGCTGTCGTCCATACCGGAAGTGCACTTGCGCCACCGCCCACGAGGACTTCCGTCGTCGCGCCATTCGCCAACGTCTGCTGCGCCCCGGTCGCGGTCGTTCCGGTGGCTATCAGCGAGTACGCCGTCGTTCCGGTTGCCCGGCCAGATCCTCCATTAGGAACGCTCACGGGGATCGTCACCGCGTCAGCGGTAGGCAGCCTCGCCTCGATCTGCGTCTGTGCGTCGCTCGTCAGTCCTCCGATGTAGCCGTACTCCGTGTTGGTGACGCCGCCAGCGCCGATCTTCACCGCGTCGATGCCCGCGTCTAGCGCGCAGCTCTCGGGCGTCCCCGCGCAGATGAAGGCGCCGAAATCGTCCGCTCCCATCTTCGGATCGGTCACGCTGTCGTCGTTCGGTACTCCCCCGACGCTCCCGGCGGTGACCCATTTATTCGCGCCGCCGACCGCCGCGTCATACTGGCAGATGGTGACGACCGAGCCTTCGCCCGTCGTGCAGTCCGTCTTGCTCACCGCGTCGACGACAACCGCCAGCGCCCCGTCCGTCGCGCTCCCGCAGATCCCGGCCGGCGTCCCTACGCCCCGGAGCTGCTTTCCAACGCCCTCAGCGTTGCCGATTCGGCAGATCGGAACGGCTACCCCGCCCGCCGTGAACGCGATGCCGGGTGCTGAGAGGTCTTGCGCGAACGCCGGGAAGCCGGCGAGCGCGACCGCGAGCGCGACCGAGCGAGACCATCGACCCATCTGCGCGCCCTCCATCTTACTGGTTGACCGGGAACCCGTAGAGCTGGACGTCCATCTCCGGCAACGCCTTCGAGAGACACGTGCAGGCTCCGCTACTCGCCACGATCCGGTACTTCGTGCGCTTGATATTGTCCGCGCCGTGGGTTGCCGCTCCGATCGCCCCGGACCACGTGATCTGCGTGGCCGTGTTGCTCGTGATCGTTTTCAGCGCGAGCGCCCCGTCCCCGGCCTCGATCACAACCCGGCGCGAGGCCGAGGAGTGCTCGTCCGTCGTCCACGCCTTCGTGCTGTCGTTGAGCGTGGTGGTTGTGCCGTTCGAGGTCGCGTAGCCCGAGGCGACCGTGGCTAGGCACGCCTCCTCGCCTCCGATCGTCGCGTAGTCGTCGTCGATCTGGACCTGCCAGTAGTCCGACGCGGTCCCGATCTCGGCGACGTTCCATGCGGCACTATCCCCGTCCGCCACGAGCCCGTCGCCGCCGAGGGCGAACGGGTGGCCGCCCGGGAAATACTCCGTGGTGCCGGCGACGGTCCCGCTCTTGAGCACGCGGATATTGCACGTGGTCGAAGCCGCGGGCGCGCCGTAGAGCCGAACGGACGCCCGCTGCATCCACGTCTTCGGCCAGTCCGGCTTCCGTAGTCGCGTGCGCTCGTCCGTGCACGCGCGCCACGCCCCGTCCCCCAGGTCAAGGCAGTACGGCGGCGATGCGCCAAGCGTTACCGCAGGAACCCGCACCCGGATGGTCTCGCCGACCGCCCCCGTAACGTCGTTCGGCTCGAACCCGCGGACCCAGACGTTCGTCCGGTTGAGCAGATTCGCGTAGCCCCCGGCCACGTTCTGCATCGAGGCGCTGGGGCCGAGCGTGATGTGGGCTGCGGCCTTGTTGTCGCGGTTGTTGTTGCCGCCGATGCCGCCCTGGTCGTTGCCCGTGGTCGCGATTGCGGAGATGACCTTCGCGTCCATGATGACCTGCGGCGTGAACGAGGGATCTCCTGTCCCGATCAGGCGCACGCACGAGTTCAGCCCGCCCGTCGCAAGGACGCAGGTGCCGCGGAGGGTGAGGTTGCGGATCGGGCCGACGTTGGTCCCGACGTAGGCTTCAATCGTGGGCTTCGCGTTCGCGCCCGTCGCGCGGAAGGAGCCGTCCACGATGACGGCCCGAGACTGTGCGATTTCCAGGAGCGCGAGCGCTGCGCTACCGAGCCCTTCGAGCGAGGTTCCCGGGAGCACCTGAAGGTCGTCGCACTCGGTAGACGTGAACCCGTTATAGCCGCAGCCGTCGTTCGAGCCCCAGCGGCCAAAGCCCGCCGAGACGGACGAGCCGATTTCGAGGCTCACGTCCGAGGCGCGCATCTGGATCGTGGAGCCCGCCTGCTGCCCGTCCATCACGATCGACGTGAGGAGCCCCGCCGCGTTGTCCGCCTGGATCTCCGAGTGGAGTCGGCCACCCGCGATGACCGCAAGAGGCCCGGTGGCCGAGGCTGTGCCAGCCCCAACATGCGGACTGAGCTTGAGGTCTCCGGTACACCCGTTGCACCAGAGTAGGAGCGTCGAGACGAGGGTGCCGCCGTCGATCCCGACCGTCGTGGTCATGTCGAGCGGGTCATCGAACGCCAGGTTGGCGTTCTTCGTAAAGTCTCCCGAGTCCCCCCAGGCATCTCCGATCTGGATGCACGGGAGCAGGTAGTTCACGACGTTCGTCGTGTTCGCCATCGTGCAGTAGAGCTTGGCCTTATCCCACGGGCCGATGAAGTGGATGGTCGGGATCAGGGCCGTGCCCGTGCAGTCCGGGGCCGTTGCGCCGGAGGGCGGCGAAGTGTCACCGCAGATCACGATGCGCGTGCCAAGCGTGTATCCACCCTGCTGAGGCGCGGCGAGGTAGACATCGGTCTCCGCGGTCAACGCGCCGCTCGGCCAGATCAAGGCGTTGATCGCGGCCTGGAGCTCCGCGGATAGGTCCCCGTCGTCGTTATCATCGTCGACGCGCTTGCAGCGGACGTCTTCTTGTCCGTAGGCATCCGAGGTCCCGCAGGCGAACGGGATGTCCTTGTGGCGTGCCGCGCTGGTACTCCCGCTGCTCGGCTCGCCGACGCTGTTGAGCTTGTACCCCCCCATCGACTGCTGCCCGGTGAACGCCTGCGTACCCGCTCGGAGGATGAGGTTCGTCGGCACCGGCACCTGATCGAACCGCACAGCGTCCGCGGGATCGCTCCCCGCCGTAAGGTTCGTGACTTTGTGCGAATCCATATTGAGCACGCCGGTCATCGTGTCGCCGGCCTTGAGGATTCGGGCGTTGAGCTGCGTCTGGAGCGGGGAGGAGAGCCCGTCGAGGCGGTCAAACTCAGCGGCGCTAACCAAGCCGCCGCCGAGCTTGGCCGGATCCACTCCGGCGTAGATCGACGAGCTGGTCACGGTATTGGCGTTGAGCGAGCAGGCTCCGAGCCAGCACGTGAACGCCACGAAGTCGGCATCCTCCATCTCCGCCGGGTCGATGGCAGCGCCAAGCGTCGATGCGATCGTCAGGCTGTCGGCCGTGGCGTCGCCCGTGATCGTGACTCCGGCGCCAGCGGTAATCGTGAGAGTGTCCGTCGCAGAGTCCGCAACCGGGGTCGTGCCGGAAGTCGGCGCCATCGTCTGAAAGGAGTTCCCGCCGGCCTGGTCCGAGCAATCCCACACCGAGCCGTTTGTCTTGAGCACCTGGTTCGCGGTGCACGCCTTCAGGCCGAGCGTCCCGCCCTCGGTGCCCGTGAACGTGAGCCCCCCATCCGCAGTAGCGGCGGCGCAGTAGTTCCCGGTAGTGGCCGCGCCCAGCTCGACAGAGTTCGGCAGCAGGGTCGCGGTGACGTGGTTCGCGGCGTCGACGAACGCGATATCCGCCGAATCGTCGAAGGTCGGGTCGGCCGTCGCGCTGCTATTGACCGACACCTGATCGCCCTGGGCGGCACCGACCGTCCCGACCCACTTGTTATCGCCGGCCTGCGCGGCGTCGTACTGGCAGACCGTCACGACCGACCCGCCGCCCATCGAGCAATCGCCCTTAGAGACGGCGTCATTGACCGCAGCTAGGAATCCGTCAACCGCGCTCCCGCAGCGTCCGTCCGGTGTGCCGACGCCCGCGAGCTGCTTTGCCTTTCCCTCCGCGCTACCGATGGTGCAGATGGGAACCGCGAGGCCACCTACCGTGAATGCGCCGCCCGGGTAAGGCTGAGCGAACACGGAGGTGCTCACCAGCATCAGAGCTACGGCGAGGAATGATCGCATGTCGCCTCCTACTCGCTCGGGAACATGCGCACGGCGGCAACGCCAAACTCTGCGAGTGCCACGCTACCGCTGTAGTCGACCTTCACCCGGCCGCCGAGGTCGTTGAATCGGCGGCGCTGGAATGGGCCGATAGGGCCTTGGAAGCCCGCCCCCATGACGTAGGTCAGAGGGTGCAGATAGCCGTCCGAGCAGATCCCGATTGCAGAGACATTGACGCTAATCACGTTCGCGCTCATGCTCTTCACGAACAGGAATGTGCGCCCATCGTTTTGGAACGTGTCCCCGTCGGCGGTCAGCGAGTCGCACGCGGTCCAGTCTCCGCCACTGGAGGCCACCACCTCGTCCCCGAGCGCCGGAATTCCGTCGAGCAGGTAGAACGAGAGGATGTGCGTCGTGTTGCTCGCGGAGATCAAGATCCCCGTGGCACCACTGGGCGAGAAGGTCAGGCTGGCGGCGGGAGTCCAGGTGCCAGAGCCCGCGGCGAAGTGTGCGTAGCGAACTGGGTTGTGCTCGGAGTAGTAGACGTCGAGCGCGATGCCGAACATATTCTGCACGACGAGATCAGACACACGTCCCCCGATCGCGCAGACGCGCGCGCGTAGTGGCAGGGCTGTTGGTGACTACTGCTCGGCGCGGAACGCGATGCCGTCTAGCAGCAGAAGCGGTGCGGCTGTGGACCCGCTGACCTTGGAGACCGCACCACCCGCAGAAATTGAGACTGTATGTAGGCCGCCGGCGCCGTCCGTTGCGACGAACACGAGAGACCGCGTAGGCCGATAACCCGACGGGAGCGTGAAGATCGTCTCGTTCGGGAGATCAGTCTTCCAAACGCAACCTCGGAGCCGGACGACCGCGTCCGGCGTCTGCCAGAAGCCTGCCGGGTAACGCACCGAGACCGAGTCTCCGTGGTTGTCCCAAGCGTTCTCGAATGCGGGCTGAGACGGAGCCCCGACGAGGCGCACGGACTCGCTGAAGATTCCTCCTGCCGCCGTTAGCAGGCCAGAAACGCTGAGCGTGCTCTCGATCGAGATCGCGCCGGAGACGACTCCGCCTGTGTCCCGGTCGAGCGCGCGGAATAGCTCGAGCGCATTCTCGTCTGCGCGCACTCGAACGCTCTGCAGGGCACTCCCCGAGAGTGAGCCGTCGAACCCGACCCCGAGAACGTCCGTCACGAGCTGATCGATGCGCAGCGCTGCGCGCTTGTTGATGGCCGCGAAGTCGATGTCGCCGTCGTCCGCGTAGGCAATACCAGCGCCAGGTGTGAAGCTGGTCGTGATCGAGTACGCGATGCCGAGCTCTGTCGCGCCGGCGTAGGGCGCGGCGAGCGTGAGCTTGCCGGGTGCGTTGACCGTGTCGACATCGTAGGTAACGCCGCTGCGCTGCTTGGTGAAGATCGCCCCTGGCGCGATTCCGGACGTGCTCCACGCCGGCGCGTAGGCAATGCCGCTGACCGTCCCTCCGGCCGAGGTCGGCGTCTGCGCCACCACGTCCGCTGCGGCGGGCTGCGCCGTGCTGGTGATCCAGCAAGAGAGCACGCCGCCCGAGTAGCCGAGGGTCTTGCCCGCGGCTCCAGAGCCCGTGAATGCCAGCGTCTCACCGGCAACGAACGAGCCGGTCACTCCGGTAAGCGTCAGACGATAGACGCCGTAGATGACGGCGAACGCATTCGTGACGACAGCCGTCCCGTCTCGTACCTGCACTAGAGCCCTCCTGAGACGGTGAAGGTGTCGCCTACTGCGTAGGGCATCTGAAGCGCGAGCAGCGCCGCCCGGGCGATTTCCTCGCGCTCAGCCATGCGCTTCAGCGCAATGGCGCGCAAGATCTTCTCGCGCTTCTCGGGCTTGATCTCGCGCGTCATAGCACTCTCCACCCAACCCGTCGCAAGCGTGTTTACCCGGACCCCGTGCGCAGCCCACTGGCGCGCGCGGGCCTTGAACGCGACCTCGACCGCGGCCTTGCTCGCCGCGTAGATCGCCAGGTCGGCAGGAGGCTGGCGCGCGATGGTCGATCCGATCAGCAGCACCCGAGACGGCTCCTCGTGCTCATCGCGGCGCATGAGAGGGGCGGAGGACTCCAGCACGATGAACTGGCCCACGAGGTTGGTCGCGAGCTGCTCTTCGATCTGAAACTCCCACTCCTCGACTTCCTTGATGCCGTGCAGCGGTCGCTGATAGGCGCCGCACCCGCCCGCCAGCACGAGCCAATCGCATCCGTCCAGCTCGTCGATGGCGGCGTGAACCGCGGCCTGGATGCGACGCGCCTCCCATCGGAGGTCGAGCTGGAAACAATTCGCGCCCGTGACGACGCTTCGCTGCATCCGCATGGTGGCATGGCCAGCCAGCTCGCACGCCTGCGCGATAGCAGCGCCAATGCTGTCGCCAGACCCGCCGACCACGATCACTCGGCGAGAAGCCGTGGCACCCGCTCCCGCATCCACTGGTGCACCTCCCCGCCATGGCTCGCGTCGAAGGCCCGGTGATCCATGCTGATTCCGATCGTCACGGTGCCGCCTCGAGGCGTCCCGATCGCCAGCGCGAGCGGCACTCCATGGCCCGGTATCAGCGCCGGGAGCGGTGCCGTGATGCCCGTCCCCGAGCAGTCCGAGATCGTCGCCCCGCCTGATGAGGCCAGGAACCCGGCCTCGATCCATGCGCGGACTAGCGCCTGCCCCACCCCTGCCAGTGGATGCCGCCGCGTGCGCAGCGCGGCCCGAAGACCCGTCCGCAGCGCTGCTGCCGTCTCTTCGTCCGAGAGTCGTGAGGCGTCGAGCACAAGCGGCTCGATCTCGTCCGGGGCCAGCTCCGCGTAGACGACCATCTCCGCACTCTCGCGCTGCCAGACCCGGCCGCCGAGGTAGGCCCGATTGAGATGTGGCCGCTCGGCCAGGAGCCGCGACGTGGTACGGATCACCGCCCGGGGCAGCCGGGCCGGGTCCGCCTGCCCGATCTCCACCTCGCAGAGCCCGTCGATCTTGAGTCCCGCCGGCCAGCACGAGCGCGCGAGCTCGCGCCAGGGCGTCGCGATCGGAGCCGGCGAAACTCGCTGCAGTCGCATCCGATAGCCGAGGGCCTCGAGGGAGCCACGAATCTCTGCCTTCGCGGCCCGGAGTAGCCCCTCCCTGCTTTCCGGCGCCTGCAACGCGATCCTGCGCCGCGCCCTCGCGATCACGTGCCTCAGGAGCGCACGAACAGCCCCCCGCGACTCGGCATAGGCAGCCTCGGCGCCGGCCATCACGTCGCCCAGCCCATGCTCCCGTGCCGCCGCATGGACGTAGCCTGGCGAGAGGATCGTGGTGAGCAGCCGCAGCTCCGCGCGCGTTAGCAGCGGGCCGCGGGAGGTGAATCGCGCCATCACTACCGAGAGGGCACCCCCTGGCCTCCCGATCGCGCCTGCGTGTCCGCCTCGACCGCGGCCCTAGCCGCCTCCACCGCCGGACGCATCGCCTCGAGCCGGTGCTCGATCGCCCAGCCACGCAGATTCAGCGTCTCCGTGGCCTCGGCCATCTTCCGGGCCGCGACCTCCATCTTCGTCGAGCTCGCCTCGACCGCGTCCGCGATGCGCTCGAGGAGGGCCCGCGCGCTGACGCTCTCCGCCAAGATCCCCTGGAGATCCGTCTGAACCGAGCAGAGCATGCGTGCCACAAGCGCAGGCGAGAAGGCTCCACCATCAGCCTGCATGGGGCTCGTGCTACCAAGGGGCGGGACGGAGATCCGGATGGGCTCGGTCATGTCGCGAAAGCCTCCGGCGGATGCGCGGTCGCTGCCACGCTCCGCGTCTCGGCCCAGTAGCGCGCGTCGGCAAGCGCCACGACCCACGTCCCGGGCGTGGTGGTGGTGACCGCGTGCAGCTCACCGAAGCGCCACTCCTGCGCCTGGCCGTTGACCGTGACCTTCACCGTCAGCTCTGAGGCCTGCTCGGCCGTGAGATCGAGCGCGACCACGCACCAGACCGCAGCGTCCTCGCCGTCGGCCTTGAACGCGGGATCATTGACGCGCAGCCGAACGTGCGGGAGACGCACCAGCGCGCCCGCTTCATCTCGCCGCCATCGTCCCCCCTCATGCAGGATCCGGTCGCTTTCCTCCTGGGAGGATGCCTCGTGCCAGCCCTCTCCGCGCATGAGGTGCGTGTGGACAATATCGAGGATGCGTCCCGTGTCATCGCAGCGATAAAAGCAGCGCAGCCGGTTCGGAGACAGGCTCATCGGCGGAACTCCGAACCCGTGAGGAAGCTCGCAGCGCCGAGGTCAAGCGTGAGCTGCGTCGCACTTCCGCGCTGCACGCGGTAGTTGTGCGTCCCGGCATAATATGGCGGCGTCGATTGGTACGCGTAGACGGTCATCTGCGTGTCCGTGTGGACGTAGGGTGCGCCCGCGGTGTAGGGCGGGATTGCGCCGATGTCGATCCAACCACCGGCACCGTCAGAAATGTGAAGGTGGTCTGCAGTGCCATGGCCGCGGTAGATGTTCGAGGCCCAGCGCGTGCCGCCCATCGAGTACGCGAAGCGGTATCCGAAGCCGCCGAATGTTCCCGGATTCGAGTCAAGATAGAGCTGTCCAAGCTCGTAGTAATCGCTGTCCCAGCGCACCTGCAACTGGTAGTCCCAGAGACCCGCCAGCGGGGAGTCCATGCGCGAGACAACGCCAGCGAGCACGTAACCCGGAGATGAAATCGACGTCGCGCCGCTCTCGAATACGGTCGTTGGCGCACCTGGCGGAGTGACCGCCGTCCGTGTCACGCGGTAGCGGACCTTGGGGAGCATCTGTCCGTAGACGATGTTCTCGCCACCGATCTGGATATAGGGATTATCCCCTGGCAAGAGTGCGTTCGGATAGGTGTGTACCACCTGCGAATACAGCAACCCAGAGAGCGACACCGGCCCGCCCGTGGTCGCGAGGCGCACGGTGAGCACCCCCACCCACGATCCCTGTCCGACCTCGCCACTACCGTCGTGCGCGATGATCGTTCGATCATGCGTCGTCTGCGCGGTCTCGAAGAGCGTCACTGCGTTGCCGGCGATCTTGAGCGTCTTCACCGCCAGGTCGCGGATGTTCGCGGTATCGACGACGAGGTTTCGGATCATCGCCGAGTCGACGACGAGATTTGCGAGCTCCGGCTGACCCACGAGCACCGTGTCGACATACTGGACGCCAGAGACGTTGAGCAGTGCCGGCTCCCGGCCGAAGGCGTCGTAGGCCGCCGCACGCACGTAGTAGCGGGTGCCGGCGACCGCATCGAAGATCGCCGGGCGCCCCGCGCCGTCGCTCACAAGCGTCGTATCGTCGAGCGGGAAGCTCTCGTTCGTGCTCGCCCAGACGAGGACGCCCGCATAGTCCGCATCGGTCGGCGGCTCGAAGTCGATCCACACCTCGCGGAAGCCGCCCGTGAGCCGCAACAGGTTGAGTGCGGCCGGTGCCGGGTTGCTCACCGTGAGCTGCGCGTAGGGCCCCACCCGGCCATAGACGTCGCGGACCGCGACCTCGATCCGAATGCTGCGACGCGGCCCTCCGTCGTCCCGGTTCTTCTCCAGCGTGTAGACGTAGCGTGGATCCGGTCCGGGCGGCTCCGTCCGCAGCACCGCGTTCGTCGCAGGGTCGATGATCCGCACCGCGAAGCCCGAGAACCACGCCGGCGGACCGCTCGGCGCCTCGCCCACCGTCGCGCTGACATTGGGCTCGTTCCAGCGCCAGGCGAAGCGGGCATCATGTCCCGTGAAGGTCGTGGCATTGCCCTGGCCGTCCAGCTCGAGACCTGTGACGCGCGCCAGCTCTACCGGAGTCTGCTCGTCGTGGTTGTAGCCGATGCTCGCCGCGCGCGAGATCTGCGAGAGCACTGAGACCGCGACCACCTCGAAGTCGTAGAAGCCGGGCCGCGCGTCGGGGAGCGATACCTCCGTGGCCGTTGTCTCCGGCAGCGATTGCCAGTTGCCGAGGTTGAGCCGCCAGCGGACGCGATACACGCGCACCCGAGCGCTGGGCGCCGTCCAGGAGAGCGAGAGGAACGTACGCGGGCCGGTGCCCCCCACCCGGATCTCCGCCAGCACGGAAAGTCCGCTCGGCGGATCGATCGTGAGATCAGACGGAGGCAGCACATCCGGAGGCGGCTCGTCGAGCACGATGCCGGTCTCTACCTCTGCGAACTTCGCCTCCTCGTACTGGAGCGCAACGACCTCATAGAGGCTGCGCTCCGTCTCGTGCACGGACACCACTCGGTAGGGGCGCGGCGACAGATTCGGCTCTGCGAGCATCCAGACCTGGCCCGCCTCGGGCGATACATCGAACGCCGGGCTCACAGAGAGCGAATCCGTCGTGATCGGGTCGCTCGTGACCGTCCTCGTCACGATCCCGAGCAAGTAGTCGATGCGGTAGCGAGTGGGCGCGCCGGCCCCGCCCAGGTCCCCGATGCTCAGCGTCTTGGTCGGGGAGTCGTAGCCCCGCACCTCGACCGACTGCTCGAAGGTGCCATCGTCGTCGAGGTCCGCGTGAACGAACACCCGCGTAAGGTCATCAGCCGCGAGCGGCGCCGAGAGCAGGAGCGTGGTGGCGTTGTCGGCCGCCGTCACGATCTCGCTGCGGCCGCCCTGGAGAACCGACACCTCGTAGACCACGCCCGGCGCGAGCGTCACCGGCTCGTCGAGCTCGATCCGTGCGAGCGATCCGGCCTTGAGGCGCCCCGAGAAGCGCTTCCCTCCACGCATCGGATCGATGATGTTCGCGATGTCCCCAGGTCGGAGCGTGGCCGCCTCGAGCCCGGCCTGGAAGGTGACCGTCTCCTTCTCGAGTCGCTCCGTGGTCAGGATCCATCGACCGAGCCGGTGCGCCTGGCCGCGTGACGTGCAGCCGAAGGCCGTAGCGTCGAGTGTCCGAACGCCATAGCGCTGGATCGCGGCCTCGTCCTCGACATACTCCGTCTCGGGGAGGTAGTAGTTCTCGGGGTTGTTCCAGCGAACGAGCGCCACCGTGTGCCGCGCTGTCCTTGCGCTGCTCGCGTAGCTGAAGATCCCATCTCGCACGTTGACCGGCGAGAACTGGTGGATCGGTGCCTTGGGCACATCCTGCGAGAACGTGATGAGGCCGCTGCTCCAGTAGACCATGCCGCGGAAGGCCGACGCGATGTCGGCCATCACCTTGTAGGCCTGCTCTCGCGTCTGGAGCGCAAGATTCATCGCGAACCTGCGCTCATGGAGCGGGCTGCCGTAGACGTCTGTGAAGCCGCTCTCGACCAGCTCGTCGCACAGACGGCCGATGCGATAGAGCGCCCACTTGTCGACGTGCTCGGGCCGCACGTACTGTCCCAGGCCGTAGCGCTCGTTCGTCGCGAGGTCGTACCAGACCCAGGCCGGGTTGTTGCTGTACGCGATCTTGAACTGCCCGTCCCAATCGCCCGAGTAGGCGCCCGTCCCGAGGCCGTCGGCGTCAGCCGGTGTGTAGTTGGTTGGAACCTTGATCTTGAGGCCCTTCACGTGATAGCCGCGCGAAGGGATCTGGGAGAACTCGTCGGCTCGAATGCCAATGGCGACGTGCGCCGTGAACGGGTACGAGAGCTTTGTGCTCGTGATCTCCGTGTAGCTGTCGACGTACGTCTCATTCTGGAGCGTAGAATCGGCAGCGTCGGCGCTCTCCCGCGAGACACGGATGCGCCAGGGGCCGGTGCCCGCGGGCCGCGGAAGCCAGTAGGAGCGCGTGAAGCGAGAGCGCGCCTTACCCGATGCCCCGTACTGCGTTGCTGCCGGGAACGGGTCCGTCACGTTCGCCACGGCGAGCCCGATCGTCACTGATGCGCCGTGGATGTCTCCCGTGGTTCGATCCTGCTGCAGCAGGCCGGCGTAGCCGATGTTGATGCGCACGCCATCGACGCCGGGCGAGCTGATCTCCCGCACGACAGGCGTCCCATATTTGAGGCGGACGTTGACGGGGGTCTCAGACTCGACGCCGGCGCCGAGCGATACAGGCGTCTGGTCCTCGGTCCCAGTGCGCTCCTCGAGCTGCAGAAACTTGAAGTTCGGACTGCCGGAGGTGACGGCCGGAGTTTCGTCGAGGTAGACGCCCTCGAGCCCGCCGACGATGCCCTCGATCGGGCCCTCACTGATCGCGTCGACGATGATCCCGATTTGGTTCGAGGAGATCGAGTCCGGATCCTCGATCGGGATGTGCGGCGCCGGCGGCTTCTTCTGCTTCTTCCCGCCCGCGCCTCCGTACCAGCGGGGATCCTCGAAGAGCCCCGGCATTAGGCGGTCTGGATGCCCATCGAGACGACCTGCGAGCCCACGATCAGCTCGCCGTAGACGACGGGCACGGGATTGCCCTGGCCGGCCGCGTTCACCGGGCCCGAGAACTGATACGAGGCCAGCTTCTCCGAGTCCTGCGCGCGCTCGCTGGCTGCGAGGCTCGTCTTCGGGGTGCCTGCGATCATCTGCGCGACTCCGCTGAGCACGAGCGAGACGCCGAGAGCGCCTGCCATGAGGAGCCCGGAGGTCAGCGTTGCTTCAGCGATCCCGAGAGCAAGAGCCGTCGGCCCCGTGCCGACGCCCCAGGTCACGATCGAGACCGCCACGAGCAGGACCACCCCGAGGATGAGTGCAGCGGGGCCGCCATTGTCACCCGCTCCACGCACCACGGGCACGAGCTCGAGCCCGCGGCGCCCGAGCGGATGGTCGCCCTGCGAGGCGTCCAGACACTCGCGCCCCATCAGCACCGCGAAGTCGACGATCCCGTTGACCCCCATCAGGTACGCGCAGAAGCCGGGCCGGTTCGCCTCGAGCGCGCGCACGGCCTCGCCGGGCGTTGCGACGTCGAGCCAGTGCTCGCGGCCGAAGCGCTCGCCCAGCTCTCCACGGAGCGTCACGCGACGAAGGTATCCGCTACTCATGGTAGGCATCCTCCGGCCGCAAGAGCGTGCGATGTCGCAGCACACAGAACGTCACGCGCCGCCAATGATCCTCGTACTGAGAGATGCGAGAGAGCTGCTCGTACGGGTGATGGAGCATGAGGCTATCGCCGAGATAGACCGCGACGTGGTGCGGAATCTCGTACGCGCGCTGAAAGACGAGCACATCGTTGCCTCGCAGCGCCTGCTTCGGCACCCAGACGAAGCCGATCTCGGAATAGAGCTTTGCGATGAGATCCTGCCCCTTCTTCCACCAATGATCTTCACGATGCGGATTCGGAAGCGCGATGCCGAGCTTTCGCCAGTAGTAGTCGCGAACGAGATCGGCGCAGTCCTGCACGCCGGGCACCCATGCGCGACCCTCGAGCGGCGCCTCCCAGCCTATGGGCTCGATCCGCGTGTAGCTTCCGTGCTCGGCGGAGACGATGATGTATGGCACCCGATGCCGTTCGCACTGCGCGCGGTCGCCCTCGCTCGGCTGTGGCGAGCCCGCATGCGAGTGCCAGACCGCGAGGAGGGTGCCCGCATCCTCGGCCCGCGCGAACTCCTCGGGGCGGATCGCGAAGTACCGTTCCGGCTCATCGGCGGCGTTCTCGCAGACGATGACCACCTCAGACTCTCCGCTAGGCGCAACGAGAAACCCGCACGCCTCGCAGGGCGCTACCTCCCGCGCACGCGCCACCATCTCGTCGATCAGCTCGCGTTTCACCGGGCGATCCGCGCGGAGCCAGGAAAGCCACCGAAGGGGACGTGCAGGTCGCCGACCGCGCCATGCCTCACTCGACAGCTCGCGAGCCGCTTCCCGCAGCGGTCCTCCGACTGAACGAACACGTGCCCGTCTAGTGCGTTGTACCAGCGCGTCGGATTCGCGGATGGCACCCAGCCGCAGCCTTCGCCCATGTACCGCCAGGCGCAGGCGTTCGCGGTCACCTGCCGGCGCGGGAGCATCGCGCCCTCCGCGTCCGAGCGCGTCACCAGCTCCCATTCGATGACGTTCCGCGTCTCGCTGACCTTGCGCTCGATGAGGTAGTGGTCCTCGGGCAGCTCGGCGAGAGGGTCGGCTCCCGGCTCGCCGTCGAGATACTGCTCGAACGTTCGCTTTCGGATGACGATCGCGCCGACGAGGTCGTCGTACTGCTGGAGCGCGGACTGGAGCATCCCGTTTAGGTTCGCGACCCGCACGCGCGGGCGCGGAAGCTGCCCGGTTGACGTCAGCCCAAAGCCAATCGCCTCGATCGGGAACGGTGTGTAGGTGTTGCCCTGGAAGACCACAGGAGCATCGGCGCGGGAGACGAAGTTGTGCAGGCGGATCAGCGACGCGAGCGGATCGATCGGCGACGGATCGAGAACGTACAGCTCCACCAGCGCCCCGGGGTTTAGGCGCTGAACGTCCGTTTCGAGCGGCATCGGTTTACGGCCACTCCCGCACGGACTCGAACTCGGCCGACAGGTCACCCCAGTTCTGGCCGGAGTACGTCACGCTGTACGCCTTGCAGCGCACGCGCACGGGCTGTCCGGTGTCGCGCGGGATGAAGTCGAAGGAGTCCACGCCCGCGAGAGCGTCAAGGAACGCCACCATGTCCATGATGACCCTGGCCGGGAGCCGCTCCGCGCGGATCTGGAAGCTGCGCTTCTGCGCTGCGCGCACGCGCTTGATGCGCTGCGCGTATCCTTCGCCGAACTGCACCTCCATCGGGTCGAAGTCCACCGCCATCGAGGAGCCGAGAGTGACGGGCCACTGCCAGACGCCGCCGGCCATCGCTACGCATTCCGCGGGCTGGCGAGCAGCCCGCCGGACCGCATCTCATTGCGGATCGTATTGACCATCGCCGCCTCCGCGAGGCGCGCGAGGGCCTTCCCCGTATTGCCCGCTCCCTGCCCCTGCGTCTGCGACGAGACGCCGCCCGCAGCGTTCACGGTCACGTTGGTGACGATGGTCATGCCGCCGCCGCCGAAGCCCATCTCGCCAGCCTTGGACAGCGGGACGATGGCCTCGGGCTGGCCGCCCTCGCCGGCGAGGAGGAACGTGGGGCGCGTGACGATGCCGCCCGAGGCGGCGCCCGTAGCTGGAATTCCGAAGAAGCCCGCGGCCTTCTCAACCGCCCAGAGCACGGCCATCTTGATCACCAGCTGCTCGATGCTCTTGAGCATGTCCGCGGCGAAGTCCTGGAATGCCTCGCCGGCGCTCTTGGTGCCGGAGATGAAGTCCGTGAACGCGACGGCGATCCCGCCGGCGAAGTCCGCCACGATCGTTCCCGTGGCGCTCTCCATGACGTGCGTCCAATCGAGCGTGGCGTCCTTCACGCGACCGGCTGCTGCCTCCGCCGCCTGGAAGGCCTCCGTGGACTCGCGCACGGTCTGGTTGAACGCGGCCACGGCCTGCTCCTGGGCGGCCGGGTCGCCGCCGAAGAGCTGCATTCGTTCGTCGAGCGTGGCGCGGGCCTCGAGCAGGCTGCTCATTTGCGCACGCCCGGCAGGGTCCGGGAAGGCCTCGATCCGAGCGCTCTGCAGCGCAGTCGAGCGCTTGCTCTCGATCTCTGCGCGGCGGTCGCTCTCGCGCTTGGTGACCGCCGTCATGTCGGCCTGATACTTCTCAGTCGCGGCCAGCGACGCGCGCTGGCCCTCTTCGTGGGCCTGCGCCTGCTTCGCGGCGTTGCCTTTCGCGGCCTCCACGGCGCGGGCCTCGATCTGCTCGATCTGGCTCATGGTCTCGGAAAGGTTCCGCGCGGCCTGCACCCGGGCCCGATCGAACTCCTCGAGGGTGAGGTCTGCCACGCCGAAGACCGACTTCGAGGCTGAGTCGTGGAGCTGCTCGAGCGCCTTGCCGTAGTCCTCGGCGGCCTTCTGCGCCTGCGTCGCGGCCCGCTTCGCGGCGGCCGCTAGATCCTCATGATGCTTGAGATCATCTTCGAGCGGCGCACCGCTGGCCTTCGGTGCCTTCGTTGGCGCTACTGGCGGAGCGGACTGCGCCAGCATGGCGAACTGGTCCCAGACGGTGAGCGGGTTGCTCTTGTTGAGCGGATTCCGAATGAGAGACAAGGTGCGGAGCACGGCTACAATGCCCGAGATCGCGCCGGCGCCCTCGAGCGCCCAGTCCGTCATCTTCCGCAGCTCCGGCAGGAAGGACGCCGTAAGCTGCGCGCCAGCAGTGGCCCACTGACCCTTCAGAATGTCGAGCTGGTCGCCGAGCGCTTCGAGCCCGCGCGTCGCGTCCTCGCGCAGCACGATGCCGAAGCGCTCGGCATCGTCGGCCGCACGTTGCAGCCCCGCGGAGCCTTGATTCAGCATGTTGACGAGCTGGGCGCCGGCCCCGCCGTGGCCCGATCCGAGGAGCTCGACCGCCACCCGCGTCTTGTCGGCGGCATTCGGGAGCTTCGTCTGGAAGGCATCGGCCAGGCGCTTGAGCACCTCCTCGGTCGGCAGCAGGCTGCCTTTCGCGTCCACCACCGCGACGCCGAGCGCGCGGAAGACGGCGGCCGTCGCGCCGGTGCCCGAGGCGGCCTTCGATATGTTCACGCTGAGCTTTGTCAGCGACTTGTCGAACATCTCCGTCTCGACGCCGGAAATCTTCGCCGCGTAGGCGAGCTGCTGGTAGGCCTCGATCCCAACTCCGAGCCGGTCGGCCGTGTCGTGAATGCGCTCTGCCAGCGCCGTGCTCGACTTCACCAGCGCGCCGAAGCCCGCCACGAGCCCGCCGATACCGAGCACGCCCATGACACGCGAGGCGGAAGACTGGAGCGCACCCAGCGCTCCCTCCACCGATCGGAGCGAGCCCTGCACGCCCGAGGCGCCGTCCGCGCTGAGAACTATCCGAAGGCGCTCCTCTGCCATCGCAGCGCCTCCCGTTCCTCGGCCAGGATGCCGAGCACGAACCACTGATCGAGCGAGAGATCATCTCGCGCAAACGGATACCCGCCCCGGAGCAACACCTCGAAGAGCAGGCAGCTCTCGACGATGGGCGGAACGTCTACCGTCTCAGCCCGGATCTTCTTCGCCGGGCACGCCGTCGCGCACTGCGTCTCCCAGAGCGCCGGAAGCGTGGATTCAAGGTGCGGACACTGAGCGCGATCGACCGCGCACAGGCTCCCCTCGACGATCAGGCGGACGGCGCTCCGGATTTTCCCGGCGAGAGCTTGAGCCCTCCGCTGCCCGCCACGTACCGGCCCAGGTGCAGGATCAGCTCGGAGCCCTCGAGACGGACCACGTCCGCAGGCAGCGTCTCGCCGTTGCCCTCTACGCCCTCGACGTCGACCAGCACGGCATCGCCGAGCACGCGGGTGGCCTCGAGCAGGCCCGCGAGCACGTCGCCATCGATGATCGCTGGAGACTCGCCGTCGCCGCGCGGCACGCGGCCGTAGAGGGAGCTTGCCTGCGCGTTGTAGGCGATCCACTCGGCCGCTGTCGGCCGGCGGTAGACGAGCACGACATCGGAGACGGCGCCGTCGCCATCCTCGACCGTGACCGCCAGCCGCTTCGTTCCTCCGAGCTTGAGCACCGTGCCTCCTACGCCGTCAGGTAATTCGACAAAAATGCGTTTTGTGTCTGGATCACCACAGTCGGGAACGCCGCGTCCTTGAGCACGAGCATCGACCCGGCCTCGACCCACCGGTTGTCGGTGATCTTCGTGTCCTTGCTCATGAGCTTGACCTTCGGCCACCAGCACTTCACGAAGAACTTCTCAGTGCTGGCGATCACGGGGCCGATGGCGTCGAAGTAGATGCTGAAGGCCGTGTTCGCGTCGAAGTTCTGCGAGAGCAGGTAGTCCTTCATTCGGCGGTCGATGTCGATCGTCTGCACCACGTCCCCGTAGTCGATCGACGTCGCCGTCGGATCCTCCGTGTTCCCCGTTCGCCAGCACCGGCCCACCTTCGCGTTCCAGTCGAGCTTCCAGGTGAGGCTCTCGAGGTCGCAGAGCGCCTGCTGCCCGCCGGTGAATGTCGGGACCGAGCCCGGCTCCGCGTACTTGCCTGCGAGGAACACCTGGAGGTTGCTGGCCTTGAGCAAGAACTCCGGCTCCACAACCAGCGCGGAGAGATCGCTCCACGTGTAGCCGGTCTCGGAGTTCTTCACGTGGTAGGAGCAGCGGTACGGGATGCTCGACAGCCCGTCTCCCGCCAGCCCCGTGATCGTGAGCGCGTTGGTGCCAGCGTTGTACGCGGTGGGAAACACCTGCGTCTCGAACTGGCCGTCCCCGTTCTGATCGGCCCAGACCGTGACGTTTGCGAAGGCGTCTCCGACCGGGTCGAAGGCCAGCGTGAGGCTCGTCGCGTTGTTGAGCGCTGTGATCGTCTCGGTCTTGATGGCGCTGGACGAGTCGCCCGTCCCGAGAACCCCGGCCTCGGTCTTCAGGAACGCCTCCTTGGCGAGCGCCATCTGGAAGCTCGTGAGGCCCAGGTTCATGTGCCGCAAGAACTCGGCCGCTGCCGCCGTGGACGCGCCGCCCTTTCGGTGCGCGCCGGTGAAGTAGAACGGCTCGGTGGGGTACGCGCTCAACACGGACGTGTGGCGCCGCACGCCCGAGTAGGGCGTTGTCATGGCGTGGCTGCCCAGGGCGAACGCCGCCATCCACGCGATGCCATCCGGGGTCGCCTTGTCCTGCTTGATCGTGCCCTCGGCCGACTGGTCCAGAACGTCGATGTCCGTGGCCTCGACCTGGCCCGTCTTCTCGCCCTGGTTTCCCTCGCGCGTCGTCTTTACGTTGATGGCGCTGTCCGCCGACAAGCGCAGGAGCTTGTCGATGGTCGCCGGCGTGTCGAGCACGGTCTGCGCGAGCGTCGAGACGGCGAGCAGGTCACCGGTGGACTTGTAGTCGATGGCCATGGAGCGCACCTCTCCCGCTGCGTCACAGACGCCGGGATCTCGGGTTGGCGATGAACAAGTGGAGACTGGCTAGGTGAGCCTGTCGTAAGAAGTCTGCACGGTGAACGTGGCGACGATGCGCCCACCGAGCTCGTCCGTATCCGAGTACGCGCACGAGACGGTCTCGACGAACGTGAGGTCGAGAAGCGCGCTGGTGATCCTCTCCTCGTCCGGCAGCACGCGGCTCTCGACAACGTCGGCGGTTGCCGCAAGAGAGCCGTAGAGGACAGCGACGCGAAAGGCGCGCAGCGTATCGACGCAGCCCGCACGCGACGAGCGCTGCTGCGGCTCGACGTCGCCCGGAAGCACCTGGAACTTACGGTCGGACGCCTCCTCGGGGACATCGCGGAACGACCACGTGGTCGTGAGGCGCTCGTACCCGAGCGAAACCAACGCGGCCACGAGCTGCTGGTAGACGCTTGATGCCGTCTCGCTCATGCGGATCCTTCCGCCTCGCCGATCACGGGAGAGACAGCCCCTGCGGCAGTGCCGAAGACCCCGGGCGCGGCAACCGGGTCAAGCGTTAGGCGCAGCGAGGGCGGGCCCGCAGGCTCGACGCGACGCACCTTGTAGTCCTTGCCGCGTACCCGCACACGATGTCCCTGCTTCGGGCGCTCGGCGTGGTCTGCGACGCGCACGTCCAGGATGGGAAGCACGCCGACCATCTCGACGTCCGCGACATCGACGAGCTGCGGTGACTCGTCGAAGAGGCCAACGGCTGAGAATGGCGTCCCGCTCGTCGGCGTGTAGGCGTAGCTCTCCCCCAGAATGCCCTGCGCCGCACCGAAAGCGGCCTGCGTGAGGGCGAGCCAGTCGGACATCGCACCTCCAGTCAGCTACTCCGCCGCCACCACGGGCGCAGCGGCGGAGTAGCCGAAGGTCGCAGGGGCTAAGCAGCGACCGATGTGCGCGGGCTCGTCACGAGCAGCATGTCCACTAGAAGCTCGCCGGCGCCGGCCCCGGTGGCCGACGCTGCGATGCCGACTTCCTTCTGGCTGGTGCTGGTCTTGTTCACGCACTTGTTCGTGTCGTCCCAGTAAAGGACGTCACCCACCGCAACGGCGAGCGATGCGGTCTTCGCGATCGTGACGATGCCGGTAACGGCGACGGGGATCACGTCCCCGCTCACGCCGCTGATCGTGGGAACACCGAAGAGCTGGCCCGTGAGCAGGCCAATACCGGCCGTGACGGCACCACCTGCCGTGATGTCGACAACGTCTCCGGGAGCTACGAACGTCTTCATGATGTCTCCTGTGTCTCCGCACTTGCGGAGACTGAAAAGAGAAAGGGGCGGCCGGAGCCGCCCCTTTCATGGGGTCATCGTTTGTCTCGCAGATGCCTTCAGCGCTAGGCGCCAGCGTTCTTGTAGAGGCCGCGATGATCGAGAGCCTTCGCCGCGAAGTCGATCCTGCACTTCGCCTCGATGCCATCGACGTCGAAGCCCATGCGCGTCTCGAGGTACACGCCCTCCTGCCCTTCGAGGTAGGCGTACTCGACGGTGTCGACCTGGCTCGGATCGGCTGCGAGATACCATGCGGTGGTCGTCCCGACGAGCCGCGGCTCGACGATGACCTCGATTCCAGACACGACCATGCCCGGGATTCCGAAGGCGTTGATGTCCGACGCCTTTCCGGCGATGACGACCGTCGGGCCGAGCGTCGTCGTGTACTTCTTCGCGACCGCCTCCTGATCGGGCTGTACGAGCAGGAACTTCGGCACCACGTTGATGTACTGGCCGTCAAGGCTCTTCTGCTTCCGCATAGCCGCCAGCGCGACGCCAAGAGACGTATCGCTGATGACCGTGCCAGTGCCGGCCAGGTTGGCATGCGTCGCGTGGAAGAGAGCGACAGTGTCGGCCAGCGCAGCGTTCGCCGTCAGGATCCCGTAGACGGTATCCGTCTCGAGATTCGCGGCCGCGATGCCGAAGAGCTCGGGCACCCGCGTGAAGGCTCCGAGATCGTCGTTGATGATCGCCTGGCGTGAGATCGACAGCACGCGGCCATAGGTCGCGAGCTTGTAGGTCTCCTTCCCTTCGCTCATCGTCCCGCGCTTGAACTCACCGTTCTCGCTCACCTTGAGCAGGGTCGGTGCGTCCCCGAGCTGGAGCCGCGACTGCTCCTTGAAGTCGGCCGCGTTCTGCTGCTTCGTCCACTTCTTCCACTCGCCGACGCGGAGGTCATACGCCGTCCGCAGAGACTTCCCCGCGACGCTCGCGAGGATGTACGGGAAGTCAGACGTCGCGTTGAACGCCAGCTCAGCCACCCGGTAACGCGACTCTCCGCGATGCTTGATCCCGCGCGCCGTCAGGCACTCGCGGCCGATCTCGAGGAGCGACAGCCCGACGTACTGCTTGGCCGGCTCCGAGAGCTTGAACACGCTCGGATTGAACCGGTGCAGCATCTGGCTCTCGAGGGCCTCTCGCAGCGTGTCGAACTCGTCCTGCGTGCCCATCGTGATTCGATGGTCGATTGTCACCTTTGCGTCCTCCTCGGCCTTCTTCATGATGGCCGCGTCTCGGAACTGCTCGACACCCATCCCGACGTCGAGCGCCTCCTGGATGAACTCAGCCTTCATGCCGAGCGCGATCCCCGACTCGCGGATGGTCTTCACGCGCTTGCGCTCTGCCGTGACCGCCTGCGTCTTCAGCGCCTCGGCATCCACCGGGAGCAGCGCCGCCACCGGATCCGGATCGATCGTCAGTGTCACGGCCGGAACTACCGGATCGTTCTCTGCGCCGGTCACGCCGGCATCCAGCTCGGAACCCTTGAGCATCTGGGCCTCCCTCTGCGCGGCGTCCGCGCGGTTTACGACCTCGACGCGACTTCGCGCCGTGGCCTTTGCATCGGGTGTCATGGTCTGGGCGCCCGAGTCTGCACCGATCGGGCACATCGAGAGCTCGCGGACGATATAGTCGACCGCGAGATAGGTCTTGATCTTGTCCTCGTTCTCCGTGATGTCCTGGAGCTTCTTGATCTCAATGCCGGGCGAGACGCATCGGATGATCCCGTCGGCGACCTTCATCCAGGTCGATTCAACCTCGGGCGTCTTCGCGAATCGCAGCGTGGCAAGCCCGCGCTTGCCGTCGACCGACGCCTTCTCGACGACGCCGATCACGTCGGCAAGCTCGTACGAGCCGTGCGTGTCAAGGACGGGAGCAGCGCCATTAGCGAGCGAGAGGTCGACGTGTGTGGGATCCATCGAGAGCTGCAAGAACCACTTCTCGCCGGTCCAGCAGTCGAAGCGAGTGACCTTCTGTCCCGTGGACCAGACGCACTCGACGGTTCGGTTCTCGTGATCAACGCTCCCGGGCGTGAGATCTGCCGAGAGGTACTGGAGGGCCTCGATCTCTCGGAACACAGGCTCAGTCATACGTCCTCCGCATGCACGACTCCCGCTCGCATTGCGACGCGGTCTCGTGCGATGAAATGAGTGGTGTAGTGGCGCTATGCGGCGCGGAGCATCATCAGATCTTCGAAGTCACGGTCATCGAGCCAGGCCATGTCGGCGGTCCAGCCGGCTGCCTCGCCACGAAGCGCGACGACTCCAGCCCCAGCGCCGGCAACGCCCCGCGCTGCATTCGCAAATCCGAGGAAGAACACCTCACCGCTAGCTTCTCCGGCGACTCCATGAACTCCGTCAGCGACGCCGACGAGCTGCTGGATGAGCCCGGCTGCCGCGCCGTGCGTACCGTGAACACCTTCCGCCGCTCCGATGAGTGCCGGAACAGTCCCGGCGGCGGCCCCTGCAACACCGTGGACGCCGCGAGCCAAACCAATCGCGGCAACGATTCCACCCGCCGCGGAGCCACGAACCGCCCTCTTCCTTCGCGGGGCGTGAATCGGCGCGACTCGACCGCCGGCCGATACCCAGCCGCCACCCCCACCGCTTCGAACGGGTAGCTGCTGATCGTGATACGCGAGCGCGGACCCAGTGAGATCCGGCACCACGCCCGCCGCGGTGCCGTAGACGACGTTCTCGCCGAAGGTGCCGACCGCCGAGCCTGTGAGCGCCGCGATCTCGCCCGCTGCGACGCCCGCGACGCCATGTGCACCGATCGCCTCGCCTACGGGCGCCTCGAGGACGCCAGCCGCGATCCCAACGGCTGCAACGATCCCGACTGCCGAGCCGGTCGCCTCGGTCGCGAGGCCGTCTGCGGTTCCTGCGACTCCATGCGCGCCCTGGGCTGCACCGGTCGGTGAGTCGATGACGCCGGCCGCGATACCAGAAACGGCAGGGCTCTCGAACGTTCCGACTGCGTCGCCCGTCGGCGAGGCGACCTGGCCTGCCGCCGTGCCCGCCACTCCATGAGCTGCAGTTGCCGCACCCGTCGGGCTTTCAATGTCCGCGGCCGCTTGGCCCGCAACTCCGTGGACGCTCGAGGCCGAGCCGATGAGGCTAGGTACGACGCCGGCCCCGGTGCCGGAGACCACGGCGAGATCGAACGTGCCCGAGGCGGTGCCGGTGATCGCTGGGACCGACCCAGCCGCGGCACCCGCAACGCCGTGCGCTCCTGTTGCCTCCGCCGTGAGGTTTGGCACGTCCCCCGCGGCAGAGCCAACAACCGTCGCGATCCCGGACGCACTCCCCGTGAGGCCTGAAACTTCGCCTGCGGCGATGCCCGCTACTCCGTGGACTCCTGCTGAGGCGCCGGTGAGCGCAGAGACGATCCCAGCCGCCACCGCGGCGACGCCGTGAGCCCCAACAGCGGAGCCCGTCAGCGGCGAGACCGTCCCTGCGCCTGTCCCTACTGCGGCAACGATTCCGACCGCTGCGCCCGTAGCGTTGTCGATCTCTCCAGCCGCGGTCCCGGCCACCCCGTGCGCGGCCGCGGCCGCACCGGTTAGGTCCGGGACTACTCCAGTCCCTGTCCCGTAGGTGACCGGCAGATCGAACGTCGCGGTCGCGGCCCCAGTGGGAGCGGGGACCTCGCCCGCTGCCGTCCCCGCTACGCCGTGAGCCGCCGTAGCCGCTGCCGTGACCGAGGGTGCTACGCCCGCGCCCGCACCGACGACCGTGGCGATTCCTGATGCGCTCCCTGTGAGCGATGGCACTTCGCCGGCTGCCGTGCCGACTACGACCTGGACACCTTGAGCCGCTCCGATAAATGCAGGGATCGTGCCCGCTGCGGTGCCGGAGACACCATGCGCCGCCGTTGCTGATCCGGTCGGCGAGTCAACGCTCGCGCTTGCTGTGCCTGCGACACCGTGTGCGCCAGCGGCTGCCGCCGTGACGCTTGGCACCTCGCCAGCGGCCTGGCCAACGGCCGCGACGATCCCCGATGCGCTTCCCTCGAGCGCCTGGACTTGCCCCGCGGCCGTGCCGACCACGCCGTGGAGGCCTGTCGCTGAGCCGGTGACTGGATCGACTTCGCCCGCCGCCTGGCCGACGACTACTTGCGCTCCAACGGCCGAGCCCGTGAGCGATGCGATCTCTCCCGCTGCAGTGCCGGCGACGCCGTGTACGCCAACGGCCGATCCAGTCGGAGAGTCAATGATGCCGGCAGCGGTTCCAGAGACCGCCGCGGAGCCGAACGTTCCTGCGGCAGAGCCGGTCGGCGAGTCGATGATGCCAGCGGCAGAGCCTGCGACGCCATGCGCTGCCGCCGCGGAGCCGGTCGGAGAAGCAACGCTCGCGCTTGCTGTACCTGCGACACCGTGAGATCCAGACACAGAGCCGGTCGGTGAAGCGACGACGCCGGCACCGGTGCCAGTGTACGTAACAGGCGTGATCGTCCCGGAGAACTCGATCCAGCCGCAGTACGCCGCGTCATATGTGTCGGTCTCGTTTTGGATTGCGTCGTATTGGGTAGTGCCGCCAGCCCCGGTTCCATACTTCGCCTGGGCCTTCGGAGTCGTGCCCGCGCCGTTGTAATACCCCAGCTCCAGCACGATATAGTCGCCGTCGGCAGCGGTCTGCGAGGTAATCGCCATCGCAGCGGCGATAGACTTGTTGCGATAACCAGAGCTGGGGAACTCGGTGACGTCACCGCGATTCCCCTGTGCGCACAGGGTCGCCTTGAACGCACCCGACGAATCCGCGAGGTACAGGTACGTGTTAATGGCGTTGACGTTGTCTTCAACGTTGTCTTCGTGGACATAGAGCTGCCCGGACCACGTTCCGCTGATCGTCTGCGCAGCGATGGGGCCGAAGACGTAGATCCGATCGAGCGCCTTCTGGGCCGCCGTGTCTGACCAAGCGCCGATCAGCGTACCAGCGGCGGTGGCATCGGAGGCGCGCGGCGCAGTGAGCATCTTTCGGACGAGGTACTCGCTGTAGTAGGTCCAGTACTCCCCAACGATGCCGGGCGTGACCGGGGCCGCATCCGCGGCGCTGAAGTAGCCTTTGGTTGCCATCTACTTGTCCCAGCCGAAGAGCGCAACGCCGGTATCCCACAGCGCAGCCGCAGCGTCGTCGAACAGCTGCTTCTCGACCGGCCTAATCGCCGCCGAAAACTCCGCCTTACCCTCTGCCTTCTTCCCTTCATCCTCCTTCGCTTTCAGTACCGCGTTGGCCGTCACGAGCGTCGCGTCCACGACAGCCTTTGCGGGGGCCACCGCAGCGAGAAACGACGCAAGAGCACTCCCGGTGAACACAGCCTTCCCCAGCCACAGCAGGTCAAGCCCGATCGCACGAGCCCGGACACAGTTCTTCTTCGTGATGTAGTCGCCCTGCGGCCACTCTTGCTCGAAGAGAATGCACTGATCCTCGCAGGCCGGGATCTTGCGGAGCCAGTCTGCGTCAATGAACGGGCCCGGCATCGCGCCCTACGGCAGCGTGATCGTGAAGCTGGTGATCTGGATCGGGCCACCGGTGACGATGCTGAGCGTGTTCAGGTTGATGACGCCGCCAGAGGTCGCCACGTCGCAGTCGAAGACCTTGGTCGTGCCGTTGGCCTTCAAGATGCGCGCCCAGGCGGCCGTACCCGTCGCGTCCGCCCCCGAGTCCTGCGTGATGAGGTACGAGCTCTGCCCCGCGGTCCAGATGTCGCTCGTGGTGCTGGCACCAGGGGCCGGCGGCGATGCGAACGTAAGCGTGCCGAGCTTGACCTGCGCGCCGATCGCCGTGTCCGGCGTCGCCGGCGTCGTGCCGGTGTAGATTTCGATAATACCGGCGTTCCCGATCGCGGTCGTGATCGCGTCGAGCATGGCGTCGCGTGTTGCGTTCGCAAAGCGGATCGTATTTGCCATAGAGGTCTCCTAGCGGGCCGGGTGGCCCGAGTTGAAAAGCGCGAGTGTGGTTGGTGAGCGAGGAGCGCTAGCGGATGAGGGTCACGACTTCAGAGCCAGGAGCCATTTGCGCGCGCTCCTCGGTAACGGACTCGATTCGACCGTCCTTACCGCGATGCACCTTGCGGATGACCGACTGCGGCAAGGCAAACGATAGTTGCGCCGATGCCTTCGCCGCGGACGGAGCCGGCGTATCGAGCGCGTTTGGATCCTGTGTCTGCACGACGCCACCGCGTGCCACTTTACGCGGATCGACGTCGAGCACGATGCCGGCGTCGTCGAATGCCTTGTTCGTCGCCGCGATCGCCTCGCGCTGCTTCGCGGGGTCGTAGCCGCGGCGTCGAACGACTTCGTCCCATGCCTCGAATCCGTTTCGGACGTCGAGCTGCTCGGCCGTCGCGTCCTTCAGTGGGTCGACGTGCTCCCAGCGCGGCGGGCTCCACTCAACTCCCAGCCCTGATCGCTTGGTCAGCCCAAGCCCTACTGCAAGGGTCTCCACGGCGGAAAAGCACGGGGTAAACACCTGCGGGATGAGCGTCGTCCAGCGGTACTCTTCAATGATCGATCGGAAGTCGAGTCGACCAGCCCGCATGTTCGAGTAGTTAGAGTCTGAGAGGTCTCCTGTGAGCTGCGCGTAGGTGACTCCGATCCCTGCCGCGATCGCGTGGAGCCGAGCCTTCACGAACGAGTCGTAACCACCGGACGCCTTCGGGTCTCCGAACGTGATCGACTCGCCATTCTTCAAGTACCGCAGGACGCCGGGCTCTAGGCCTTCGACGCGATCGTGCGCCGCCGACGTGACGGCGGACCCCACCGATTCGACCTCGGCTCCTTCTTGGGTCGTTATAAACCCAGCGAAGCATGCCTCGATCCGCTTTCGAACGATCTCCGCGTCCTCGTAGTCCGCAAGGTCCCGCATTGACAGCATCGACGGCGCGAACCACGTCACTCCGTGCGTCTGCCCCGGGCGCAGCTTCTCGAAGGCGTAGAGCAGGCTCTCGGCCGGAACCCGCTGGCTCGCCGTGCCGCGAAACCGCGACGCTGATACGTGAGAGTCGCCGGGATGCGTCGGGAAGAGCCAGTACGCCTTGCACTGGCCAAAGAGGTTGTACTCGATGCCCGCGCGGATGATCCCGCCCGGTATCTCGCCGTTCTTCGCTGTATCGATGTGGTCCGGCTCCATCACCTGGAGCTGGAGCGGGATCTCGAATCCATCGCTCAGCATGCGAGCCCGCAGCCGCACCAAGACGGAGCCGCTCTCTGGAATTGTGCGCGCGATCAGCCCCTGGATCCCGTAGAAGTCAAGATGCCCGTCCGCGTCGCAGTAGCTTGTCCAGCGGTCCCAGATCGCCTGGAGCTTCGAGTCCTTCGACTGCGCGACGATCCCGGTCCCTACCGAGCTTGATCGGATGACGCGCAACGCCTTCGCCGCGTAGGCGTTGTCGCGAACTAGCTCCCGCGCTCTGCTTCGCAGGTTGAACTGCGCCGGTAGTATCTCGGCGTCTGCAGAGGTTCCCGAGGCGATCCACCCGCCGGTGCGCCGCCCGGTTTTCGCGCCTTCGTAGCTGAGCCGCTCCATCCGCTGGAGCGAGAGCCGCGCGGCAACGCGCCGAACGCCTCGCTGGGGACTGACCCATCCGATCGCGCGATCGATCCACGCCACGCTGCTCTAGCCCCGCGAGTGCTGGACGTAGGCCGTCCGTGACTTCGCCGTGCCGGACGTTGCCGCGATCTCAGCGGTCATCAGCCGGTCGAGCTCCATCATCTCCTGTAGCGTCTGGTAGGCGACGGTGTTTCCGGAGTTGTACGTGACCGACTTGACGCCCTTCGCCATCGCAGCGCGAAGCACGTCCTGATCCGACTGCGTCCAGGCCATGTCACCTCCGGAGCCAGTTGCGGCCGCCGCGATCTCCGAGCCAAGAGGAGGCAGGACGCTGGGCGAGCGGCGCTGGTGCGGGAGCGTGTGCGACCTGGCGAATCGGGAAATCCTTCCGCGCCATCTCGACTCGCGTCGCGTGCGTCTCGACCTCTCGCTCGAGCCGCAACCCCTTAGCGATGAGACCGAGCAGCGCCGCATAGGCGTAGAGCAGGAGATCCCATGGCTCGTTTCGCGGCCGTACCTTGATCCACTCGCGCACCGCGAAGCCGCGGCGGTACTTCGTTCGAGGCCGCTCGGCCGTCAGCCCCTCGAAGTAGTCCGGATCTCGGTCCGTGCTGAAGTGGATGAAGCCCTGACTCGGCTGCTCAATCCCGAGACGCTTCGAGAGTGTGTCCTTCGCCGCGTCGACCTTGAGCGTGTAGAGCGGGACCTTCCCCTTGTTCTTCGTGCTCGCGCTGTCGGGCCAGACCTTCCCAGGGCCACCAGAGCCGCGGATGGCGAACCCGAACTGGCGCGTGCCGTCGATCATCTTTCGGATCGTGCGGCCCTTCTGGCGCACGAAGGCGTAGGCCTGAAGCGTGTGGTGGCCACCCGTGTCAAGGCACCACGCCCGGACGTACATCGGAAAGCCGGCCTCGCTCTTGCGCTCGCGCAGGAAGAACTCGTCCACGCTGTCCCAGAGCGCGTCGGTCGAAGGGTCGCCATAGAGCACCTGGTGCTCGAGCACCCAGCACTCCTGGCCCTTTCCCCAGCCGACGCACTTGACCTCGATCCGGTCGTCCTGGACGTCTGCACTCGCCGTGAGGATCGCGGCACCCGCCGGCACCATGGGGCCGTCTTCATCTCGCGGGTACGTCTCCCTGCGAGCGAGGAGCGCGCCCTCCTCGGCGATCTCGCCATCGTCACCCTCCCACCACTCGGCGAGCATGGTGGTGACGAAGACCTTCAGGAGCTCCGGATCACCCTGGCAGTCGAGCCACTCCTGCACGAAGTCCGCGAGGCACCGGCTCTCGAACGGGTCGTAGAGGCAGTTGAGGCGGAAGCCGGCGATGCCACGGAATGGAGCGGTCGCGCGCCACTGCCCCCAGCGCACCGAAGCGCGGCGCTTCGTATCCGACCATGCGGAGCCGCACTGCTCGCAGCCGTAGACGGCCGTCTCCGGAAGATGGCTTCCGGCCTTGTCCTTCTCCCAGTGGACCTGACCCCAGACGAGCGTCTGCTCGTGCCCGCAGTCGGGGCACGGAACGAAGTAGAGGCGCTGGTCGCTCTTCTCCCACAGCCGCCAGGAGCGCGACGTGAGCTTCATCCCGGGCGACGTCGTCCAGACGATCTTTCGATTCCAGAACTTCGCCGTGCGGCGCCGTGCGAGCGCGGCAGGGTCTCCTTCCGTGCCGGCACTCATCGGGAATCGGTCGAGCTCGTCGCCGAAGACACGACGGATGGGGCGCGCCGACAGGCCGATCGGCGCATTGGCGCCGACCACTGATAGGTGACCTCCAGCAAAATACTTGCCGAGGATCGTGTTCCCGCTGTCGCGAGCCTTCGGGTCGCTCACCTTGCCGTGCAAGCACGGCGTGTCCCGCAGCATCGTAGCGAGGCGGTCTTTCGACCACGTCTCGCCCGCGTCGACCGTGGGGTGGATCACGAGAATCGGAGACGGGTCGTCCGTGATCGCTTGACCGATGCCGTTATTGATTGCTTCTGTTTTTCCCTGCTGGGAGGCGAATACCCCAAGGACCTCAGGGATCGTTGGATCCGAGATCGCGTCCATGAACCCGCGCAGGTACTCAGCGCGGCTGGTCTTCCACTTCCCGACCTCTGCGCTTGCCTCTGGACTTAGAACTCGCTCCTGGTCGGCCCACTCGCTTGCGCTTCGGCTTGGCGGTGGCCGCATCGCCGACAGCGCCGTCGCCGACGCCCGTAGCTGGGATCTGCTCAGCAGCGGCTTGCGCGGCGTCGCCAAGAGCGGCGAGCATCGAAAGGGCTTCATGGACATGCTCTCGGATCACCGCCGCGCGCTGGACGATCGTCTCGGCCCCGTCGAGTGCGGGTGCCAGCTTCGACTCGAGGGCCAGGAGCGCGGCGCGGATCGCGGTCGACACCGCAACCATCGTCGCCTCGGTCTCGTCAACCGAGAGCAGCTCGCCGCGCGTGACGGCGTTCTTCATGGCTTGGGCGTCGGCCTGCTGATTCGCGAGCCGAGCGCGTTCGGCCTCGAGGCTGAGTCCTGTGCCGATCCCGTAGATCACGGGCAGCGCTAGCCGGGGTACGAAGTAGAGCGAGCGGCCGTCGCGGGCGACCGGCTCGAGGCCGGCCAGCCGAAGGAGTTTGCTGACCGTGTCCTTGGCTCGGCCGGTAAGCTCCGCAAGCTGGGTCAACGACAAGCGCGAGAGGTCAGCCTTGTGCGTGGGCATTCAGCACCGACTTTCGGACGCCATGTGAATCCCTGAAACTTGCCCTAGCTCGGGCCTCACGATGACC